GTAGATTTCGGGATCATGCGTGACCGAGCAAGCGGGGAGGCGGCAACGTGGAGGAGGACACGTCGTCGCACTCAACCCGCCGCCCGGTCAGTCTCCGCGAATCTGGCACAGGCATGGACGCTCGGCCGCCATCGCCGCTGCCACCTTGAGCCGGCGGACCTCGGCCAGCAGCCGCATGACATGAGCCGCGAGCGTGCCCGAGGTGCCGGTGTACGCACCCGAGAACCGACGGGCGTCCTGCTCACACTGGGCGAGGTAGGCGTCAGGCAGGGCATCAGGCACGCCGGCACTCCTGGTGGCAGGCCGCGTAGCCAGCGATGTCAATGGCAGCGTCGTCGGTCGCCGCTGGACCCATCTGGCGGGCGATCTTGTCGAGCACCATGACGAGAGCCCAGTCGGCCGCGGTGAACGTCGTGCCGAACGCCGCGTTCACCAGCGACGCCGTCCTCTGGAAGTGTTCCGTAGGCGGCCCGTACTTGCCGTGCCTGTCGCGGATCGTGGCGATCGCATCCCGCAGCGTCTGCTCTGCCGGCGAGACGGTCTGGAATCCCGGCTCCCACTCGGCGTAGGTCTCGCTGAGCAAGGAATCGCCCCGCTGCCGCTGCAGCAGGTGCTCGATGTACGGCACGTCCGACTCGTCGTTTTGCGTTTCCTCGGTACTTGCGACAACCTGCCGAGGTTCCGTCAACGGCGAGTACCCGACCATCTTCGGGTCATCGGCTGGCGTGTTTCCCAGCCGCTCGTGCACTGCCGCCTTCAACGCGGCGTTTGCTTGCTCCAGTGTCGTCGTCATGTTTGCTCCTCAGGTCTGGAAAACTGACAGCATGCGGCGTGCGTCAAGCCGACCTGACCGTGCCGTCCAGCATCACGCGGTAGTTCTGCACGTCGAATGCACCGCCGTCGTGAACGGTGACCATGGCGAAGCCGTGGTTCCATCGGTTGAACTTGCTGTACTCGGGCCGCAAGTCGCAAAGACAGCCGGTGGACCAGCACGCCGTTTCGTGGTGCCACATGTTGCTCTCGGCGTGATTGCTCGTGCGGTGGGAGTGGCCAACCAGACACGTCGAGAGTGTTCGTAGGAACGCCCCTCGGGCCACGTTCACCGGAGCCGCCATGCCCTTCGGCAGTTCGTGGCCGTGGAGCACTGGCAACTTCCCGAGCATCACCGGCCGCTGGTCCTCGACAAGCTCAATGTCGTTTTCCTTCAGGTCCAGCCAGGCCGTCAGGCTCATCCGTGGATCGTCGCTGATTTCGGCGGCATGCTGAAACAGCCAGTGCTGCCACCTCTCCTCGTGGTTGCCGCACTTCAGGACGATCGGTATGCCGGGGAACTCGTGCCGCAGCCATTGCAGGAACGAACGCACCGCCTCAAGCTCGGCCTTGAAGTCCCGCCGCTTGGGGTCTTTCATGTACCGGCTGATGGCGTAGAAGTCGGCGATGTCGCCGTTGAGCAGCAAGGCGGCGAGACGCTGCGTCTTCAGATGGCCAACGGCTGCAGCGACGGCAACCTCAGAGTGATACGGCACATGCACGTCAGACAGGATGCCGACCGGGCCAGTGACCTTGAGCACATGCGGCGTCCACGCCTCCGTCATGGCCCGAGGCATTGAGTACAGGTGGCCGTTCGTTCGTGCCGGGCGAGGTGCCACTGCCTTGGTATGCCGTTGATCGTGCACGCCGTTGCGACCAAACTGCCGCATGATCCGTTTGCGGGCTTGCTCAAACGTGATCGCGTTGTTGGACTCGGCCACCAGCCGCCTCGCCAGCGAACGAGTGTTGGCCTCAGGGTGCGTCGTGCACAGCCGCCTAGCGAGTTCCGTGATTGGGTCGCCTGCCATTGGCACGCTCCTTCGTTGTTGGCTTCTTGCCTGTGCTTCGCCTCAACACCACATTGCCATCCTCGTCGGGGACCGGGTTCGGCCCCTCGTCGTCGTCGTCGTACTCGGCGTCGTCCATGCTGCTGTGCAACGCGGGCTTCTTGTCCTGCGGCGTCTTACGCTTTGCCATCGCCCCGCCTCCTCGCGTTGCTGATTGCTCGCCTGACGATGACCGTACCAGCGGCGTCGAGGAACGGCAGGCTGCGTTTCGTCGCCTCTTCGCGAAGCCAACCGACGATCAGCGGCACGTTGGCCGCGCACCAGTCGCAGCCGCGGCGGTCCATCTCCTCCGCTCTGGCTGTGCACTTGCAGCCTGGCTCGGCCTTGATGCCGATGCGGCCGAGGAGCCGCTTGAGTTCCGTCCCTGGGCCGTAGCCGACCGGCCTTGGCTTCCGCTGCACCGTGATGATGATGCGGCCGTCGGACTCGGTGTCGTCGCCGAGCACCTGCCGCACAGCGGCCAATACCCGGTCGTCGTCGGGCTGACCGCGGAACGTGACGACGGCGGTGCCTGCCATCAGCACTTCCCCCCGAAGGCTCCGGCGTCGCAACAGCCTTGCGGCATCAGTTGCCGAGTGCCGCCGTCAATCTCGTGCCGTACCTGCTTCCACTGGTTGCCGGTGCAGTTGGCGTTGTTCCAGTCGGCAATGCAGTCCGCCTCGCTGTCATAGCCGTAGGCCGCTTCCCACAAGTCGCCGGTGTCAGCATCGACGCCGATGATCGGATTGAGCACGCACGGGCAGACGTAAACGATCGCCTTCCACTCCGTGACCACGTCTTCGCTGCCGCACTTGTCGGTGCGAGTCACAGTGATCGTGACCATCTTGCAATTCTGCGGCGGGCAAAACCCGAGAGGGTCAGAAGTGATCCCCGTGTACGGGTCTGCTTGCAACGGGCACGCAGGGTCTTGCGGCCCGGATCCTTGATGCGTGAACTCCCAGTCCACGGTCTTGGCGTAAAACCGCTTGTCGTCGGTTGCCGGGTCGCAGTCGTATTCGTATGCCGGCGGGTTGGCGCACGAACCGCAGTCGTCTGCTTCCTGCCACGGCAGGGCTGGCAAGTCGTTGCGAGTGCCGCGGACAAACAGCGCGTCGGCAATCGGGTCGCCAGTGGAAGAACCGGCCTTGAACACCAGTTTGCGGATGTCCGGCGTGCCGGCCCCGGTGAACTGGCCGCTGCCCTTGTAGTGCGTCAGGCCGTCGCCGGTGAAGTCTGGCGGATTTGCCCCGTCTGGGCAGAGCTCCTCAAGCATCGCCGGTGTGGCTGGCTCGCCGTCGATCAGCGGAGCAGGCCAGCCGAACCCAGTTTGTGGGTTGTACCACGCTCCACACGGGTTGCCGTTCTCAGCGCACCAGCCTGGGTAGGGCTCGCCTCCAAACGGGATCAACGCTTCCTGGCAAGCCGTGATGCACGCGGACTGCGTCGGATAGTTGCTGGTCAGGTTGCAAACGCCGGCGCGCTCCAGCCCGTCATAGAGTGATAGGTCTGTGTCCGGGCGAAGGTAATAGAACCCAGGCTCGCCATCGACTGCGTAGTAGTTGAAAAAGTCCTGCCACGAAACGCACTGGCAGCAACTGCACGTCGGGCATGCACACGGCGTCTGGCAGCAGTTCGAGCAGGGCAGGAGCACCATAGGTCAGCACTCCGCGGCGATGACGTACCAGCCGAAGCCGTTGTTGCTCACGGCCACGTACGCTGAACTCGGGATCTCGGCAAAGATGTTATGTGCCACCTGCGTGCCGGCCGTCGCCGTTGGCCTCGAGGTGGCAGTGCTGGGCGGCCCGGCATAGAGCGTGATCACTGCCGACGAAGCCTTGGACCAGGCGGCCGTGCCTACCTGCCCGATCATGATGCGGACGCCTGCCGCACCGCGATCGTTAGACGGGCCAGACAGCGGCTCTTTGCCGACGTGCTTCTCGGTGAGCCTCACGCTCTTGCCGATACGCTTGGCGTCCTCTTCGGAAAACCCGTAGGTCGCCATGCCTCACTCCGACAGGACGAGGTATTGCAGCCGGGCCGCCGAGGTGTACTGCGTGCTCGTCACCGCCCGCACGCCGATGGTAATGGTTGGCACAAGCGGCAGGACGGCGGCCATTCCACGCTGGAGCTTCACCACCTCTTGATTGTTCGTGCCGTCGTACGAACCAACGAAGATGGCGTGCGTGCCGCTCGTCAGAGTCGAGAGGTTGCGGAACGCCGCGTAGCCGGCCGCAGTCACGTTACCCAGAGACAGCGTCTGCACGGCAGTGCCGACCGTCACGACTGCACCCGCGCCGGCCTGAGTCGTCTGGTCAACGCTCACGCCTGACGAAGCAAACCGCTCGCTGTAGTTGCCGTTCGACACGCTCAGCGTGAGCGATGCCTTGATTTCGTCTGACATTAGATGCCTCCAAACGCGAAGATGTCTACCATGTCCACTTCTTTGTACGGGTAGGCGTAGAGCTTCTTGAGGTTGGCGTTCGCCACGCCAGGCCCATAGGCTGTGGCGAGTGCTATTGGCACGGCCACGCCGGCTCCATCAAGCGGCACTGGCTTACTGACGGGGTTTCCGGCCACGTCAAGGATCGCGCGGCGTTCGCCGTTGATCTTTTCGTTGAACCCCGCGTCGTAGTAGGTGACGACGTGCTGCTTGGGGTCGTATAGCCATTCGACGCTGATCGTCCACAGCTGCCGCTTGTCGTCGTAATCGGCATTGAATCCCTGGCAAAGCAGCGTGCGACGAGTGCAGCCGAGAAAGTCAAACCGGTTCGTCTTGTTGGTGAACGACAAAAGCCAGGCGAAGTTTGGATCTGTTACTTGGCTGTTGGTGTAGGTCAGCTTGGCAAGGCATCGATTCTCGGTCAGTCCATCCACTGGATCGCCAGCGGAGTTCCTCGCTGGCTCCCCGCCCGCCGTGCCGTCTGGCCCTTCGTCGGTCAGCGGCACTTGCTGCTGCTCGGTGGTTACCGTGATCTTCTTCCACGTCTCAGCGTCAGTGCCTTCTGGCTTTTCCTCGTCTGGGTCTTGCGGCTCCTCTCGCTTGTTGTCGTACTCAATGGTGATCTTGGCCGCCCGCTCCTGCTCCTCGCCCTTTAAATAGCCGAACTTGCGCGAGGTGACGTAGAACGGGATGCCGCCGACCAGCTCTAGGTCGTTCAGTTGCGGGATCTTGCGGTTGTAGAACGTCGGCCAGGTCGTGGTGTCGTTGATCAGCACATTGAAATCAACCTCGCCGTCGAACTTGGCCAGCAGATCAACGGACCCCTTTATGTCCACGGAGCCCTTGGACCCCTTGGATTCGGAGTATTCAAACGAACGCAGTTGGTGGACGGATACGATTGCCATGGCTATGCGGTGAGTGTCGCCAGTCCGAATCCGGTGAGGTTGCTGGCCATTTCGTCGAGAGCGTCAGCGGCCCGTTCCGTGTTGTCGGCGGTCCGCTTCGCGTCTTCCTTCACGTCGAGCCGCGGGTCGGCCCCACGCATGATGGAATTACGGAAGGACTCGCCCTCGCTGCTGCCGACGACGATGGCCTTGAGGTCTGCGGAGTTGATGCGGACCTGTGCGACAACAGAAGACTGGCTGCCGGCTTGGGTCTGTGCCTTATCGACAGACGACGCGGCGGATTGCGCGGCGTCGCGAAAGCCTTTCACTGCATCCGTCAGCGGCGTGGCGATTGCAGCCCCAGCCGCCGGCGCCACGTCATCCGCGAATGCAGCCTTGAAGTTCTCGGCCGCCTTGCCGAAGTTCGTGTCGATGTCCTTGCTGACCTGCTTGTTGAAGGCATTCATCTGCTGGACGGTAGCGTCGATGCCCGACGTGTCTAGGAACGCCGCGTCACCGATCTTCTTGATGGCGAACAGTAATCCCTCAATTGGGCCAGTGATGCCCAAGATGAGCAAGCCAAACGCCGCTTCCAACGTCCGTCCGACGCTGGCGAAGAGCGAGGCAACACGGGATCCGAACTGAAATATCGAGTTCCACTGCCCGCCGATTTGCGAGAGGTAGGCAAACACCTTCTGAACCGATGGGGCGAAGTTCGCGATGAGGTAGTCGCCGACACCGGCAAGGTACTCCGCAGCGTTCAGTAACGCTTCGCCAATGGCCTGCCCGATGTTGGCACCGCCGATGGTTCCAACGTAGTCGGTGAACGTCTGGGCGATCCCGGTGACAGCCGGCGCGAGGTGAGCGACGACCTGCTGCACGATGCCCTGAATCGACGCATAGACCCGCGTGAACGAGTCGTTCATGTTCTCGACGTTCTGCCCCTGGGCGTTCGTCAGCGTCAGGCCGAACCGCTCCGCTTCCTGACGGGCCTTGCGGATCGACTC